TTCTCCATCTTTAATATTTCTTGCTACAGCAACGCCTTTAGCATCAGCATTAGGCCAACCTATTTGTAAAGCTCTTATCATAGTTCCTGTTGAAACTGCACAATAAAATTCTGTAGGTTCACCATAAATCAATCGATGATTTTCGCACATGTTTATTAATCCTGCAGTAACTTCAGGAGTATTTGCTAACCCAAAAGGTAAAGCAATACCATTAAATTTTTCTGCCCAGTCGCGAATCCAGGAATTTAAACAAGGCATAGCTGGAATCTTAACGAATCTTAAATCACAATTTTTATAAGCTAAAACAACAGCTTGGTGAGGTGTTACTTGTTTTGATGCTGCTGCAAAAAATACAGCTTTTTTATTATATATTTCTGAAAGCATAGCTATAGCTTCAGGAGCATGGCCTACTCTTGGAGAAGCATAGCCTAATAAATTTGAATTTGTTTCAGCAATAAACTTTTCTGCTCCATAAGCTTTTAATCCACATGGCCCTTTAGCAAAGTCTAAAATAAAAATATCATCTCTTTCAGGAGACGGGTAAAATTCAGGCATAGGAAGTTTTGATTTAAAGCTTCCGTAAAGATCTAAATAATATTCTTTATTTAAACTTTTTATATCAAAAACCCAATCTTTATTTTTATTTGAGTTAGTTATTTCATACATTTTAATTCCAATTATAAATTGATCGATAATATTTAGGAGCTATATGCACAGATGAGTGTAATTCCATTATTTCTTTTGCGTATTCATCTCCAGGCATTACATACCATTCTTTAGGCGGTTTTATAAGGTCAAAGTCAAAACAATAATCGCTAAGATATTTTATAAAGTCAAATGTAAATTTTAATCTTTCCCATCTTGCTCCATAAAAATTTTGTCCTTCGAATTGTCCTGTTTTAGGTAATTTTCTCAATTCATGTTCTATAGGGACAGGAGCACAAACTTTTATAGGAATATTATAAAAGTTCTGCCATTTAACTATTTCTTTAGCATACAAATCAGCAAACTCTTTTGCAGTAAATGTTTTTAATCTTAACAAATGGAATCTTATATCAATTGATCCTAAGCATAAGGTTATTTCTTTCACATTTTTAGGCTTATTTTGATAATGTAAAAATGAATCTAATCCAGATTTACAAATTACACTATATAATGTTTTTCCATTTAATCTTGTAATTGCTTGATCTTTAGTTGAAAATGCTAGCGTATGGCTATCACCTATAATCCATTTATCTAAGTTAAGTGATTCCATTGGAAGATATTTTGCTTTATTCAATATCTTTTCAAATTTTTCTAAGAAGTCAAAATTAACCATTTCTGAAGTTGTTTTTGCACCAATTCGTTTTTCTATTTGAGAAATATAATTACAATCTTTTATTCTCCAATCTAAAGAAAATAATTTAGCTTCATTATCTACTGCATCCATTAAATTATAGCAATTTGAAACTATATCATCATTGAATCCTCCAAATAAGTTCAAAGATCCATGAAAATTAACCCCATGGTCAATATAAATGTTTTCATAGCCTAATAAATCAGTTTCTTTTGTTGCTATGTCAGCATCTAGTCTTTGCGCCCACATAAGTGCCCATCCTCTAATATGGCTTTTTTCAGATTTAGGAATTGGAGTAAAAGGATTAAAAATTATAGATTTTTTCATTTTATTTTTATTAATTTATTAGATCGAAATGTCTAGGGTAAATATGAAGAGTTGCAGCATTCCAAAATAAATGCCCAAAACGTAAATGTTTATAAGTCTTCTTTAATTGTTTATATGCTAAGTCATGAACAAAATGATGCCAATAAGAATCGTTCTTATAACCAAATATTGCATCATTGCTTCTCATATAAACATGATAATACAAGCGATCATCTCTTATCATTAATTGAACACTGTATGTGCACATAAAGTCATTCATACCGTCTTTAACAGAATCTGCATGCATATATGGGCGAATATAAATCATAGTTGCTTGCCTTGACAGTTTAGCACTTTCTAATTTTGCTATTGCATTTTCAAATTGGCTTCCATTTTCTTCTGAAAATATACACCAACCATAATTAGAATTTATAAATCCATCTTTTGTTGCAACTTCTTTCCATATAGAAGGAATTTTACCTTCTATATCATTTATATTTCTACTTTGACTTAAATACCATTTTACTTCTGATTTAGCATATTTTTCATTTAATTCTCCAAATATTACTAAATCATTAGAAATAAACGAAGCATTTAATATTTCATAAGTTCCATTATCAGAAAGTAATTTATTTTCTTTAAGTCTTATAAATTCTTTTCTTATATGTTCTACATTATATCGTTCCATTATTTTAAAGTACTTATATTAGACAAATTTATTCCGAATTCTTTATCTTTTAAAAACTCTTCTAAAAGTTTTGCATAACCTACTATATCATGGATATTATCAATATAATTAGGATCACCACAAACACATCTTGCTATCTTATGAAATATCATGTGGAAAGCTTCAATATGTTCTTCTTCTAATAAATCATAATTAGGTGCCTGTTTTAATACATTACAAAGCCGTTGTGTTATTTTAGCATTGTGTTCAAAAGATCCATATTTAGATCCTCTTTCTTTTAACGTTTTATCTATTTTATTTGTCATTTTCAATTTTAATATAGTTAATAAGAGTTAAAGAATCAGCTGAAGCTTCTTTTTTAAATTCTTGCTCAATCTCTCTGATTTGATATTGAGATAATAAAGATTTATCTGTATAAATAAAAGAATTACCGTAACCGATTAAATTTTTCTTAGAATAAACATAACTTATAAAAAATTTATTCTTTTTTATATTAGTCATAATTTTATTTAGTTTAGTTTATTTTCAGAGATTAATTTTTCTATTGGATCATTCATAAATTCGAATAATGTCATTTGTTTAGGTCTATCTTCAACTAAATCACTCAAGTCAGGAGCAGTCCAACCTTTAGGCTTAACTAAATCTAATTGGAATGATCCACGTTTTTGATTTTGCCCTATTTCTTTTTGACAATTAGCAATCATAACTCTTTCAAAAGCTTCTTCAAAAACTTCAAGCATACCTTGTCTTTCAGCAGTTCCGAAAGCAAATACAACAAGATCAACTAAAGCATCTAATTGATCTTCTTTAGTTTCAGCTTCTTTGTATTCGTCCAATTCTTCTTGCATTGCACAAATTCTAAACTTCTTTTCTTCATCAGAAAATTTTACTTTTTCCGAAGTTATACCAAATTTGGTATGCATTTCTTTAACTAATTTTAGCATTGTATTCATTTTAAATTATATTTCAATTAATAAGTCTTTATAAAGCTCTCTCGCATCTTCTTCGTTAACTACTTTTTGAAGATCTCTTTTACGAAGTTTAATAACTTCTTTCATAGCTTTAACATCGTAACCTGCATTTCCTGCAGCTTCAAACGCTTCTCTAATTTCTAAAAGAATATCGTCTTTTTCAGAAATTTTCTTTTCAATATGTTCGACCCTATTTTTAAGATCTTGTTTAGTTTCATTTGTAATTGTGTTATTTATCATTTTATTTTAGATTAAAGGTTAATAATTTATATATTATAAAACATAATTTTTTATTTGTAAACTATATTTTAGTAAAATTTTAAATTATAATTCAGTAATTCCAAGATCGTCTAAAATCGACATTGATTCTTCAATATATCGATCATAGTCAATATCTTTTGGAAATTCACAATTCAAATCCATAATTGGCCTAGATCCTTCAGATTTTGCCACTTTAGGAAATGTTCCTGTTTTATTAGGCTTTTTGTATTTAATAACGTCTCCGTTAGTTGAATAAATCCACCTTACGACGCGACCTAAATATGTGTCTTTATAAGTTGCTCCTCCCGTTACACTCCTTACATGCAAGAATTCTTTTAAATCTTTACAATTTCTGATAGTTTCAGAAATAGGAATATTATCAACTAAAAGTTTTATTACTGCATTTATAATAATTGTTGCTTGAGGATTTTTTTGAAGTGAATCAAGAGTAAATATACCTTTTCCTTTATAGCCATAATCAGTTATTGCTAAATAATTATTAACATCTCTTGAGTAAAGCGCTTTATATCTAGTTTCTTCTAAAACAAAACCTGTAGTTAGTTCCCAATCAAAACAAATAGAATCATATCTTTCATATTGCTCTTTAGTTAATAATGACACAAACCCATCTGTATTAGATGAAATTACTGAAATATCATTATTTTCTAATTCTTCAATAAGCATTAACAAAGAAAGTTGCCCCGTTAATGTTACAGCAATCATTAAGTCAGGTGAGTATAAAGCTGAGTATTTACTTCCTAATTTACCAAATGATCCATTAATAACAATCTTTAATGATTCATTTACTATCTTATTACCTTCTTTTTTAGCTTTAAGCCTTTCCTCTACAATTTCTCTATATACATCTAAAAAAGGTGTTCCTAAATGTCTTGGATAAAGTTTTTGATTTAAAATAATAGATGGATAATAAGACGCAACGTCTTTATCTATTAAAAATTGATGTTCTGTTGGTATTACAGCTTGTTTCTTTTCTGTTGAGTGAATACCTCCTATTCCTAATTGATAAATAGAATTTCCTAATTCTATTTTGGCATTTTTTAAAACTAAAGGTAATTTAATTGATCCTTTACCATCTAATTCAAAATCATGTGTTTTAATTATTTCTAATATATCTTTTAATTGTTTTGATTTAAATTTAATAAAATCAGGAACTTCGTATTTAAAAGTTTTTCCATTAGGTATTTTAGGAGTTTTACAATATATTCTTTTCTTTGTTAATTCTGATTTAATAACAACTTCTGCTATTTGTGCATCTGATTTAGAAAGTAAATCTTGTCCGTATTTATTAGACATATCTACTCTTAGTTTTATTCTATCTTCAATTTGGCGATATAAGTCAATTGTTGTATTAAGATCATTAATACAATATGACTTAGTCTCTTCCATTTCATTTTTTGATAATATAGAATTAGGTTCAATCGGAAGATCTTGTAATTTATCAGAGTGCATTCTGCCTCCATATAATTTTAAGCTTACTCTAACTCCAGGTGAAGGTTCTTGAATATCAAAATGTTTTATTGAATTAGGCCAGGATAAACTGAAGTTTTGCAATGTTTTCCATCCAGGAGAGTTGTTTTCAATAATGTAATTAGATAGCTTACATATTTCTTTTGCTGTTTTTTCTTGTAAAGCAAAAAGAATAATTGGCATATCATAATTTCTACTATTAAAACCAAATGTCGTTCTAACAGTCATTATTTGTTGAAGTTTTTTTAATGAGTTTTCATCTAATGAAGAGCTTTCACCTTTTATCTCAACGGTAAAAGTTTTTTGATTATCTATATTCTTAAATGCGAATAATGTATAATTTGGATAGACTTCACAGTCCAATACAACTAAATCTTTCATGTTACGTTCCTTGAATTAATAATTTATTTGCGCTTAAAAGTGACATTATGAAGCGCCAAGGAACGTTGAAACATCAACATAATGCCACATTTAAACGCAAAAAGTGCTAGTCTTTCCTAGCAGTCAGATAGTTAATTACTCTATCAATCGCCTTTCGGCTATTTGGCTCGGTCGTAGGGAAAAGCCCGATCTCCGTCCAAAATTCTTTTATAATTCGTCTAAATCTTCAAAATCATCTGTAACATCAACAGGACCCATTCCAAATGGTTCACCGTCTTTTACAAATTGAACTCCGTAAAGATTTGCGTTAATTCTTTTTCCGTAAGCATTGTTTTGGACCCAGAAATCAATAACTGCATTTACATAACAACCGGCATATAATTTTTCATCATCTGCAGTTAATGGAGTTTTGTCTCTGTCAATAACAGTTGGTCTTTTAGAATTAGAAGCTTTTAAACTCCAATTTCCTTCGAAATTATCTAATTGAGATTCATCACCATCTTTAATACAGTATTTATCTGATGGGACTTTAACTTTAGCTTCAGCAATTAATTTTGCTATTTGCTCGTCAATTTGTTTTTTCAAAGCTTCATCTTTTTTATCAATTAAAAGTGTTGCTTCATATTTACCTTCTTTACCGTCAAAAACAGATTTTTGAAATAAAGATGGAAAAGATAGTCTTGCATTTTTTATTACAATTTTAGTCATTTTATTTATAAATTAAATTAATAAAGGTTATATTGGCTAAACTCTTCAGACCAAGCTCGCCACTGCTTGATGACACAATTAAGTGTTTCGTTATTTATATTATATATGCTAAATTTTAAAAGTAAAATAAAATTTAGCATATATTAATAATCAAGAAGTGATTTTTCTCCCTCCTGCCTTCTCCTCGAATATATCATCAAGATCTAATCTAAAGCTTTTCATGTTTTTATGTAGTGGCATTTTATAGCCGTCAATTCCGTTCTTTCTTTCGTAAAACTTAAATTTAGCTCTATCAATCAAGCTTTGTTGCTCTTCGTTTATTTCAAAGTTTCTTCTTGCGTTGTAAAAGCTTATATATTGCGATATTCTAGTCATTTTTTAATATCTCTTTCCAGTTTTTTATGTTTTTATACTCTTTTCTAAACTCTTTTAAGTCTATGTTGTCCATAACAATATTTCCTTTTAGGTTCTTGACTGAATAAACTCTTTCATATGTTTTTCTAGTGTCGTTCCACTCTTCTAGCTTCTTTACTACATATCCTGACTCTTCATCGTCGATTTTTAATGTGAGATCTCTACTTAATATTACTTTCATAATTATTTTTTGTTTAAATTTTATCGAAATGATCTATTGTTTTAGTAACTTCTTTTCTCTTGTCAGAAGCAGGTACTAATTGGAGTTTTCCTTCAGGCTTATAAGTAAGTTTTTCGACTTCATCTTTT